CCGCGCTCGGCGTGGAGCGCAGCTTCAACCGAATCCCACTCGAAGTCAATTCCGAAAACCTGATCCACCGTCACAGTGGTATTCAGCCGGTTAATGGCCTGCGGCGAGTAGCCCAAGCCGTCTCGAACGGTGAAGCGTTGCGGCAGCTTCACACGCACTTGTTCACCGACCGCAAACTCTCGCGTGAACTCCTTGTTATAGTCGGTGTTGAACATCTCTGCCACTACCAACTGGTTCAGCAGGGTCCGCAGGGACTCCATGGTGATCCAGTCTACGACTTTGAAAATGTTGGGCATCGCTCAGTTCCTCATTGTGGTCGCAGCCTCTTGATATCCCGAGCGTCCTGCACTCTGCGGTAACGCTCGAAATCTTTGGCTTCCAAGGCCGCATCCGCCTCATCCTCTGGCGCCGTATTCCGCGCCGCAAGGTCGGTAGGAGGAGGGGGAGCCTTGGAGTGCTGTAGGGTTTTCACGGGAGGAGCTGGAGCGCCATTAACCGGCTGCGCCGCCGCCAGGCTATCTTCGATCTTTCCCAACTCTCGGATTGCCTTTGCTGGCGTCAGCGCCGCAATGCGGTGGAACTCGGTTGGATTCCTTGCCAGATGGTAAAGCAACTTGCCGGGAATCTCAGATTCCACGATCGCGGCGAGCATGGCCGGCGTCGGCTTCAGATTATCAGCCTTGCCGGTCACTGCCTCGAAATCCTGGATCTCGGCCGCATCCTTTTCGACGCGATTGGTGAACGCTTCGCGCTGTTCGGCGGCGGTCCTTTCTTTCTCAGCCGCTTGTCTTGTCGCTTCATGCTGGTCGATGGCCCATTTCGAGTGTGCCCGCTGGAACTGCTGCACAGCCTCTTCGTAGGTTTCGGCCTGATCCAGAAAGTGCTTGAAGATCGGTTCGTTCGTTGGCTCAGCGGCGGCGGGCGCAGCCGAGACCTTCTCGCCCTTTTCGCGCGCCAGTGTCGCTCGAACCTCCTCCAGTTCCCTACGGGCCTCGCGGCGCTCCCGCAGTATTTCCTGGATCTCGACGGCAAGCTGCTCTTTCCGCGCCTCAGCGCCTTTGTGCTTCTCTGGCTCCTCGCTCTTTTTTCCCGGTTCCGAGTCCGGCGCAGTTCCGCCCGCAGGCGCGGCAGATTCTTTTGCGGGGGCCGATTCCGCAGGTTTCGGCGTGGCTTCGGGGATTTCCCCGGTTTGTCTCCACTTATCGTACTGCTGTGAACTCAGCGCGGCCAGATCCACAGGAGTGTTTTGCGCATCTGTGCCGGCCGCTGCCAGTTCGGGCGCTACGGTTGACGAAGCCGTTACTTCTACGTCTGGAAGCATTTGCTTTTCCTCACCATGTACTATACACCATCACAAGAACATTTTCCACACCTTCTGTTTCAGGCCCCGGTCGGCATGGCCGCATTCTGCATGGCCGTACCCTCCAAGGCGCTGGTTTTGGCGAACAATTCGAGCTGCTGCCGGATTGCCGCTAGTTCCCCTTGTACCATGGTCTGCGCCTTTTCGAGGTCCACTTTCATCTCAGCAACCGCCAGTTTCGTAGTCTCCTGAAGGGCAGCGATCCCCTCCCGGCTTTCCAGTTCCAGGATCTTAGCCTTTTTCTCGAACTCAGCTTGCGCAAGCGCCTGCTTTGCCGCATCCAATTGCGTTTGAAGTCCTTGGAGGGTCGCTTGCAACTCAGCCGGAATCGGCTGCTGGCCAGCCTTTTGAGCCGCGATATCAGGCGGCGTCAGACGCTCGGCAATCTCATCACCGATCGGGCCGAGATTGCGCAAGCGCACGATCAGGTCTCCGATCCGCGCAAAGACTTCCGGCATACGAGCCAGTGTATCCGCGAACTCCGCAGCCTCTTCTCGCTGGCTCTGGTAACTTGGGCCGGTCGTGATCGTGACGTCGAACTCTCCCTGATCGGTCATGTAGCAACATTGCTTGCCCGTCTTGTCCGTATACGCTTCATTGATGCGAATGACCTCATAGGAATCATCAGGCTTGCGGATGGCCTCATCTCGCGGTGTATCATAGTAGTACTTCAGCAGGTCGTTCAAGATGCGCCCACAATGCGCAAGCGCACGATCAAAGTTGTCCGTGTAGTGAAAGGACCCATGTTCTTGTATCTGCTGGATACGCTCGATTGCCACACCGGATTTTTGATTCTGGCGCTGCGCGGAGGTGGGAAGCGCAGCCGTCCCCATCGCAGCTTGGATCGCTCGCCGGGCGGATTCGGCTCCCATTTCGAGGGATTGAATAGGCGGATCGTACTGCGGCCGGTTCGGTGGCGGCAATAGGGCTCCTGCTGCGCCGTCAACCACCGGCTTGTATTCCAGATACCCCAATGGAGCCTTATTGACGTTCTGCCATGCTTCCTCGTAGCCCTCGAATTGGCCGGCAGCTCCCACAAAGGGCACCTTCGGGGTCATCCCCACAAGCTCTGCCTGACAGGTACGATAGTAACAATAGAGCATGTAGGGATCACGCGCTAGCCGCACCAGCGACATGATGATGCGTTTGGAGCCAGCCCCGGCGTCCACGTACATTTCTTTGCCCATTACGGGCACAATCGGAATCCATCGCCCCTTCCATGGGTTGGTCTCCAGGATCTCGATGCCGTTGGTGATGTACTGTATGACGGTCGGCGTTTCGGTCTTGGCCTGATTCAGAACACGGAACTGAAGGCCATCAGGCAATGTCACCGCCTCACCCTTTAGCTTTGCCCCTGGCAGTTCATCCAGGAAAATCTTGAGTGGGCCGTCCTGATTATCCAGCAACAGAAGCGTGCGAGCCTTCATCTCCACGCGCCAGTACTCAGCTACTTGAATACGATTGTCCTTGACCCAGGCCGGCGCCAGTTCCGCGATCTCCCCCGTAAAGGTCTTGATCTCCGCCTCGGGCCATCGACTCTCAAATCTTTTCACTGGTAAGGTATCGATGATGAATGCTGCGCGTCCGTCCGAAAAGTCCGCTTCTTTTGCGTCGGGGTCGAGCAACACCGTGTCAGGATTCGGAATCGCCCGAATGACAAGCTCCTGATCGAAACTGTCTGGCGCTGTCCGCCGGGCGGTGACCTTAAAGTACCCATAGGAGCGTTCCACCGCGTTCTGGAAGGCCGTGGCATAGGCGGCCTGGGCAGATGATCGGTACTCGATCTGGCGAATGATGTCCGCCCGGAAGCGCGCCAGGTCGTCAGTTGCGCCGGCGCCTTTTGGCACAATCTTGATAGCCCGTTTGGACACCCGCACGTCGTTGACCGTGCTATTGACGTACTGGCTCAACTCGTCCAGGCTCAGGCAGGGGCGTCCTGCCGCTTGACGGACGCGTCGTTCGCGGGGCTCCCAGGGATCACCCGAGATGAACTTCATGTCCGTGCGCGCTTCCTCACGGATCTCGCGCCACTGCGCCATGTAGTAGTCAAAGTTCTGGCGAATCTCCTTGAGCAGGTCGTTGTTGTTGGGCATCAAGCGTCCTTCATCGCCTACCTTGATGGTTCCGCCAGTTATAACTATGCGATTCGCTGTCGCTCTTGCTTTTCACTTTGGCGGGCAGTTTCTTCCGTGGAGTTGTGGCAAACTCCCGCAGTTGCGAATCAGACATCTGCATCAGGCCCTTGTTGCGCTTGTAGAGCTTCCCCGGCTCATGCAGAGCTATCGCCATCGCCCGTTGCTGAGCCTTTGATTTGGCCGGCATTTCAGTCGCCTCCCTCTCGCCAACTGCGGTAAAGAATCAGGAGCGCCGAGCCGATCAGCACTGAACCGAAAAGCCGTATCGCCAAAACGTACTCGTCCATAAATCACCTCAACCATCGCCCTCGTCTTTTGTGGGAACTACCTTGGTTTCCTCGACTGTGGTAACAACCTTAGTCTCGGGAGTTGCCTTACTCGCGGCGGTTGAGCGGTGCGCGGGTTCGACCGTTGTTTCTTGAACGGTTGTCCTGATCTGTTTGTGATCCGGCACCGGCTTTTGCCGAAGGAACATCATCATGCTCATGATACCGTTCACCACAAACATTGCGCTCATCAGGGACAGGAGTTTTGGCAGTCCGTCGTTAAGGTTGTAGTCTTTGGGGTCCATCCCTACCACAACAAACCCGCTGGTGACCGCCGAGGCTCCGCCCCCAATAAACGCGCCGGTCAAACCATAGACCCATTCACCGAAATCGAGACTGCCGAACCCGAGAGGAAGTTCCATTGTGGCTCACCGAATACAAATGCGCTGGATGATTCTCATGTGAAGGAAGTTCCGTAAACTGTAAACTCTCGATCCGGGGTTGTGACGATCAAGGCGCCGGCGGCTTCCCACCGATACAACCATGTGCCTGCCGTCGCCACGACAAAGAGCATGGTATAGACGCCCGTGCTCTCCTTCGTCAGTTGACCCCCGGCGTAAGTATATGAGGTCTGCGAACCTCCGGGCGGGCGCACTTTCAAAGTGGTGGTCGTTGGATCGGTGAGCGCACCTGCGAGATTGCTGAAGGACGCGCGAAAACGAATCTCGGAACCAATGCTCAGCACTTGATTATCTCCGAGACGACCTTCCCGGTCGGTTCCCAGGAATCTGTAATCGTGGCCGTCGCATAGATTTCATCGGTGATCTTGTTCGATTCGATAATAGCATAGATGCACCCTAGTGGCCCAGTCGCTAAAACAGAAGGAAATTGACCATTCAGGATCAGCGTGCCTACAGGAACCTGAATGTTGGCGCCCCGACCAACAGTCGGGACATGACCGATCAGCGTCAGAAGTCCCGTATTGACCGGGATTGCAGTGGGCGCTATTACAGTTGGAACCTGGCCGCTGAGTGAAAGACTTCCTGCCTCGACCAGGATGCTTAGATGGAGTTGCGGGGTGAATCCATCGAACGACAGCAATCCGGCCGGGACAGCGACCGCGACCGGAATGAGGGGAACCTGCCCCGTGAGCGTCAGGCTGCCGGTATCCACGGGTACGGCCAGATTCATTTGCGGGCTGAATCCTGTCAGGTCGAGCGAGCCGACAGGTATAGAGACCACGACTGGTTGTAGAATTGTTGGAACTTCTCCCGTCAGGGTGAGTTCACCGACCGGAATAGCGATTGTGAAGCTGACGCCGACTATTGGAATCTGCCCGGTAAGAGTCAGTTCCCCGGTCGCGATCGGCACTGTCAAATTGACAGCGGGACCATAGCCCGTCAGGGTGAGTTCACCGGCGGGGACGGCGACCAGAAAGGTGATAACGGGCGTAGGATCGTGCCCGGTGAGGCTCAACGTCCCAGTGGCAGGTAAGATGCCGAAGTTCGCTTGGGGCGAATTGCCGGTGAGAGCTAACTCACCAACCGGAGGGATGACCACCACATTCGCGGCGGCAAGAACCGTGGGGGCCTGCCCGTTGAGGGCCAACGCGCCCGCGTCGGGCAAGACACCTGTGGCGAGGACCGGAGCCTGGCCGTTTAGGGTCAACTCCCCGAGCGGGACGGGCACCGCGACCGGATTCAGGATGGTGGGCGCTTGGCCTGTCAGCGTCAGTTCACCAGCCGGGGGAGTGACGAATATGTTGTTTGCAGCTGTGACAACAGGCGCTTGGCCCGTGAAAACCAAAGCGCCGGCTGCGACGGGAACTGTGAGATTGACCTGCGGAGCCTGCCCGGAAAGAACCAACGCAGCCGCCGGGACCGACACTGTCACTGGGGTAATGATCGTGGGCGCAAAACCCGTCAGCCCCAGCAAGCCAACGCCCACGGCGATAACTGTTCCAGCCGCCGCGGTAAAAAGCGCCTCTGCTATGACTCCACCGCAGCGCGGGTCAGGCGCAGCATCACTGGAAAAACCGAAGCGGAATAAGAGAGCATCAAAAGCTGCATCTGTCCAAGCTCCCCCCGAGGGTTTCGTAGGGTAGCCTTTGGTCCGAAATACGTCAGAAGTTTCAGAAGGATCGCCGGAGTACACGTCGGAATCAGTAGAGCCATCACGAATCCGATACGTCGCATTGTTCGCGGTTGCCGTATCCGATCGTATCGCAAGAGAAACCTGCACATGCAGGGGCGCGGTGGTCTCGGCGGAATCGGCGAGTACTACTTCAACGTAGTCGCCTGTCCCGATCGCACTCTGCGTCACATATTCAGTCTCGGCCGAGAGGGGCACAGCGTCCATCTGATCGTAAGCAGGATTGGAGCCGCTGATGGCGACGTTCCCGGCGTCCTCGAAATTCGCCGCATTCGAATGCGTGCCGTCCGCGCTCGGCTGATACCCGAGGACGTAGATATCGCCAATGGGATAGTCTCCAGCGGTAAAGCTGTACGCACAGTCATCAAGGAAGAAATCAACCGTGGTCGTTCCGGTCGCATGGCCAAATGAAATGGTTCCTATGTCATCAGCAGCGGTAGCTAAAGTTGCCTGCGTTTCTGCCACCCCGTCGATACGCCAATCAAGAGTCCACGGGTCGGCGCTGGTATCCAGACGACACTCAACTCGGTACCATGTTCCAAGCGAAGGTCCGGAAGAACTTACTTGCGCTGTTCCTGAGCCTACTTGCGCGAACCATTTGTTCGTACCTGCTCGGATGCCAATTTTTACCACAACGGCGCCCGACTGTACGACTAAGATAAAAGCATCGAAACTCGGGGGAAACGCAGCAAAATTAACGTGCACGACAGCTACGAGACGCCTGTTCCCAGCCGGGATATTGCGCGTGAGGCCCTGAAGAAACGCTGCTGGATTTATGCGAAGTGACGCTACGCCGGTGCGTTTTGTAGATGTGCTGATTGTCGGGCTGCCGGGAACACTATCCCACAACGCCTCGCCTGTCGCGTGGCTAGCGCCTAATGCGGCAACTTGGTGCTCAAAGCCAGTTCCAAATATCAGCGTTGGCATAGCGCATTCGCATTAGGCTCATCGAATCAGAGGCGTTCGGATCGTTCCGAGCGACCCAAAGTTGACAAACAACGAGAGTAGCCAGAGCACCACTAGGATGATGGCCACCACATTGATGATGCGCTTGATCGGCAAGCGCGCCGTCCAGCATGGCGACATCGCCACCGACAATCAGTGGAATCCGGTCCAGCAGGGGGCTGGCGATACGCTGACCGCCCGTGCGGTGTCGATCGATGACGCTTCGCTCAAGGCGATCGGTGCAATGGTCGCCGCAGCGGTGGCCGAGGCATTGAGTAAGAAATAGACCTTCGGGAAGACGGCGAAGGATAAGCGGAAAGGCGTTAGGAGAGTTGCGTTCGCAACTCATCTTACGCCGTCATTCCAGTGACGGTTAATATCCCAGAGGCGTTCAGTTGAATCGTCAAAGTGTTGCCGGTAGTGACGGTAATGTCCGCAGGGGTCGTATCTAGGAGGCTGTAGCAGATCAGCGGATCTGCCGGGGCTGTTGGCGTGTCGTCCCAGATGACGGCAAAGCGGCAGACAATGGAACCGCCTGAGGCGGTCCACACGGGATCGGTGGAGGAATCCCACGTCGTGGTGTCGGTCGTAAACGACCAGACAGGAGTGAGCGTGATCCCGCCGGTAGTGTAGCCGTTGGCGTTGGCGTGCTCATTGGTGAGATCCGCCCTCACGGCGTTGCTGACCGTAGCGGCGTTCGAAGTGGACAGATAGAGCGCCATCTTGAACGTATCGGTGTCCATCTCGAACACCTTGTTCCCCAGACGCTCCGGAAACGACTGATACTTACGCCAAGCAGATGCAGCCATGTCAATCCTCCAAGGGTACACCCTCAATCACGACACGTGCTTTTAAGAAAAAGTAGCGACCGCAACTTACGCAGCAGCGCGGGTCCTTGATGTTCTCAACCTGTACGATATCACCCTCGCGGACCATCAGCACCTCGCAGAAGCCGGCAACACAGTACGGGCAGGTGATCCGCAGAACATCCGCAGACGGCCCGCCTGAAATACGCGGCAGGTCTGAGAGGCTGGGCGGCATCTGCATCAGTTCACCACCAAATAGCTGAAGCACGCCGGATTCGTGGTCGGTGCAGTGCCGACCGTGATAGTGAAACTCGTACCTGCGGTTCTGGCGGTGACTCCATACTCATCGACGAGCGTGGTGTTGCAGGTCACCCCCAACTTGGTGCCAAGGCTCGAATCGAACAGAATCAAAATCTGGCTGTTGGCAGTAACGGCGGTGGTATTGACTACCTTGGTTGTAGCCGCAGCCGCCACTGTGACCGAGCCGGCCGCCGCCGATGCGCAGACCGCAGGCGAGGCCGAACTGGAGCAATTCGTTGCCGTTTTGTAGATAGTGCCGGTGATCCCGACTGACCCGCAAGGACCGATCGTGTTGGTCCCGATGTAACAGCCAACGTCTTCGGTAGCGCCAGTCGTGACAGTTCCGAAAGCTCCAAGGCTACTGCCGAGACGAGGTACTTGGCCGGACAGTAAGACCCCTGCAAGCACCGCAATCAGAACTATCTTTGCTCGTTGAACCATAGGAGGACCTTTAGTGTGCTCGTCTCGTTCGCTGGGCGCAGCGTCACGTTCTCGGTTGAGGCGTTTCCCTGCAAGACAATTCCGGTGAGATCAATGGTAATACCCTGACCGCCAGCGGCAACCTGGAAGACTCCCACGGTCGATCCGGCGCCGACATTACTCGCGGAGAACGCCTGTGCTGTGCTGCTGGCGCCTGTCAGCGGCACGATGGTCATGGCCGTAGTCGTGGCCGCTGTGCCGCGCAATTCAAGCGTTACGGTGGTGGCGACCGTGCTGTGAATCCATGCCGCTTGCGGGCGAATCACGCGGTTTGAAGTGGTTGGCTTCTGAAGGGTGATCGCTTGGCTTGAAGGATTTGAGATAGCGATGTAGGCGGTAAAAGAGTCAGCGACTTCTTGCCCTTGCGCCAGAACCGCCAAAACAAGCAACCCCAGGAATGTTTTCATCATGGTAAGCATACCACAGTTTACGACCACGGCCCTCCAGAAAAAGGAATGCGGCTAGCTTTTTGCGGGCGCGGCGGAGCGACCTTACGAGCAAACGTCAGCGCCAAGCCATCCGCATCGTCCGGGCTGCGCTCCCCGCGCTTGGTGAGGTCCTGCTTGGATTCGAGAACCAGCTTGTTTGATCGGTTCAGATGGTAGCCAGGCAGTCCGAGCTGGTAACTCAGTGGCTCCTCTTCAGGGATGGCGCCGATCAGCAGCCATTCCTTCATCGCATCCCACATATAGGCCCGCATGTTGGCTTGATGCTGGTTAGGAGAGTCGCCGCCAAAGTTGATTTCATGCACTTGCTGAAAGCCGAGCATGTGGAGGCGCTCGATGATCGGAGAACCAAAGGCGGAATCGATAAACATGGCCGTGATCTTATGCTCTGGCCTTTGATCGGATAGAAGTTCGGCGAGTCTGCCTACCAGCAAACCTCGATCATGTCGGATGGCCTCGCCCGGTATCCGTATGCGCGGGATAGTGCGGGCATCCATGCCACGACGGAAGAACACAACATTCCATGCGGCGCCGCCGCCAGAGACATCGACTCCGGCAATCAGAGGCTCTTCAGGAAGCACCCGGATCGGTCGGCGCATCGCTTGACGGATGCGTTGATGGTCGATGAACTGGAACTCAGACGCAAGAGGAGGCAACCCCAGGACGCGCACGCGGACCCAATCCGAGTCTTCGCCGTAATCATGCAGCCACTCCTCGATCAGTTGCTTATTCGTAAAGCGCGAACTGCGACTGTCCAGAGTCCGGCGGTTCCAGCGCTCACTGTCTTTACCAAAGCAGATATTGTGGAACTCGCCGGTGTTACGCTCGGGCTGCCCCCAAGCGAAAAACATCGGCTCGCCGTCGGTCAGTCCCCCATAGGCAACCTGCCAGATCGTATCGGGGACAGCGCTTGCCTCATCAAACATGTACCATGACGTGCTGGTACGGGCGTGCTGGCCGGCGAAGCTCTGAGCGTTTTCCTCTTTGCACGTCTGCGCCACGATCTTCCAGTCGTTCGGGCTGCTCTTCGCGTAGATACCCGAGGCCATGACCTCAAACCAATGCGCAGTGATGGACAAGCGCACCCAGTACTGAATCGCCGACCAAGTACGTTCCTCCAGCTGCGTGGCCGTCCCGGCCG